CGGGCAGACGCGCGATGTGTGGTGCTACGTCATCATGTGTAATAAAACTATTGACGAACGCATATACGATGCGTTACACGACAAAAAGTCTTTAGCGGAGTTGGCCCTTGCCGAGCTGTCTAACATGGAAAGAGCTTAATGATCGGCTGGCCGATCTAACGGAACAGGAAGTCTTAGACTTGCTGGAGGAGGAACAGCGTCACGCCCGGCGCTCGACTATCCTTGTGCGTCTGCATCAGCGTTACACTGTGCTGCGCATGTTAAGAGAAAGGGCGGCCATCATGGAGATGATAAATGAATCCTCAAGAACTACTATATGAAGCTGCAAAGATCATTGACCAGCGCGGTCAGGGATATGGCGGCATAGAAAACAATTTCCAGCTCGCGGCTGATTTGGCGACGCTGCGTCTGGGACGCGAGTTTCACCCCTACGAAATCGCCATCATATTAGCTTGCGTTAAGAACGCTCGCGCTTTTGCGTCACCTACCCACATGGACAGCCACGTCGACGCGGTAAATTATGAGCTGTTTGCGGCGACGTTTGCAGAAGATTACGCGCAAGCGCGGGGTCTTCAGGACGTGTCGTATAGAGCTAAGAAAGACTTAAAGGCGGCACGTGCGGCGAAGCTGGCCGTAGTCGACGACAAGTCTAGCAACAGCGCTGTCGCGGGGGAGAGCGCGTAACTCTTTGGCCGCTTTGGTTTGGAGTTCGGCCGAATAGTCGACCAGCGGGGGGCACCTGCTGGTCGATTGACACCCACTAAAACTTGCCAGCATCAAGATCAGCGGCAGTTTCGTCGACAGTCTTTGGCGCTGCGACCTGACCCTTTCAATCATTCGGCTTGCTGCCGCCGGTCACGTTCCAGTCTTTAGCCGCGACAAGACCTAGCGCGACAAGCGCGTTCTGAAGATCCGACCAGTTCACATCTTTGGTCTGCCAAGCGTGGAACAGCACGGACAACAGCGTCAGAATGCCGGGGATCGTGGTCATCCAGTTAACTAACATTTTTGTCTCCTTTAGTTACATGGCCGCGACGTGCTATCACGGACGATACATTCCGCTACCGTCGCCGCTTCGCAGCCTGTCAGCGCGAGCACAAGTCCCGCACAACAGAATAAACGTCGTTTATGCGGTTCGACCAACCACGCCCAAATGTGCCCCATGTCGGCAGTCCTTTTAAGAATCCCAGCCGCATGTCCGTCAGCTTGACGCCGAGATAGGCTTTAGCGGCGGCGATAGTCTTCGGCCCGATCACACCATCCTGCGTGACGCCGACCAGCGACTGAAGATATTTAGACGCGCGGCTGACGCCGCTGTTGACGGCAAAGTCAAACACGGCAAAGTCAAGCCCGTCCGGCAGATCATCGCCGCGAATCTTGTCCCAGTATTCTTGACGGTAGATCGCCGCGACTTCAGAGTCGGCGATCTGAAACACATCTTTCTGCGATAATCCGTGTTTAGCGCGCCACGCATTGTATGTATTCTGCGTGACGCCGTAAGCAGTCCGGCCGCCAGGATCACGCGGATCATCGACCTTGCCGCCTTCATATCGAAGCGTCGCCTTCAGCGCGGCGTCGTAGTTCTCTTTCATCGGTCAGCCTTTGTGCTGAGCATGTCACGGATTTTGTCGAGACGTTCAAACACTTGGTTAAGCGTCAGGTTAAATTCTTCGCGCGTTATATAGCGGCCGGCGACCAGCACTTCAATCTGGCCGACTTTTTCCGCCAACTCTTTGTCGGCCTCTTGGAGATCCTTCACAGCCGCCCAGACCGTATTAAGCGTCCAACCGCCCAGCACGCCGATCACGCCAATGGCTACGTCAAAAAGAACTTGGTATTCGACCATAATCATCTCGCCATAGCATTGCGGTTTTCACGTTCGCCCAAAGCATTCTGGATCGTAACAATACCAGTTATTTCAGGCGAGATTTTGCGAACATCTTTAGAAACCGCTGCACCGCGTTTGCGGATAGCTTCGCCGGTTTTTTTGGTCTTTTCCGCGTATGCCATAGCATCTTCAATAACTTGCGCCGTTTGTTGCGGGTCAAGCATTTCCGTGGCGATCTGGATAGCCAAACGCTTGTCTAGTCTACGTTCAAGCGAGCTAACGATTTTGTTGGCTACGTTAAAAACGCGATCCATAAGGTTGGCGCGCGGCAACTGCACAGCGCGACCAGCCTCCGGCCCGGCTTGCGCGGCCGATCTAGCCATGCGGTTAGCTTCGGCTTCTCTCGCCAAATCGGCGCGAATAGCTTCAACCTTACGAACTTCATCAGGACGCAAAACGTCTGACAATTTTTCGTAGCGAGGAGCGCCTTCCAGCGACCGTTTGATTGTCTGCGGAGCCTGTTCGACCGCTGTTGCAAAGACGCCAGCGCGTTGCGGAGCTTCTTCGGCTAATGGCGACAGTAACTTGGACTCAAGATACTGGCCGATTTCCATGCGATTGATAGGGCCGCTGCGTTTGGCGAACGACGAACGTGCAGCTTCGTAAAGCGGCGATTTTTGCTTGATAAACCCAAGAAGCTCGCCGCGTGTCTTAGCCATTGCCGCCGCTTCAGACGCACCAATACCGAACCGTTCAGGATTACGAATAAGATCGTCCATTGCCAGCTTGAGATTATGCAAGCTGCTAATCGGGTATTTAGCCTGTGTAGCCGGAATCGTCGTCGTTAGCGCTTCGCCAGACGGCCCCAAGATAGGCGATGGCACTCGCTGTTCAGCTATGGTCTTACCGATCTGAAATGTCTGACCTCGTTCGGCGGCCAATTCAGCCGCGCGCGACATAGCCTTGTCCATAGACGGCCGCGACAGTAATTCCGTAAACTCCGGTGTTTCCGTAACAGGCAGTTGCTTTTCAGCCTTACGATAAAGACCGCCGGATATATTCTTGCGAAGGTTTTTAGCCGCTTCAAGCTGCGCTTCAGTGCCGCCAACTGTGCGCATTTCGGCTAGTCTTGCCGCTGCCTGCTGTTTGGCGCGTTCCATATATTCGGTCGGCAACACATCGGCGGCGCTCGCCCCAAGCTGCGCGAAACGTGACGAACCGACCGGAACTGCGGCCTGCGCGGCGGTCGGCGCAGCGCCAGGCACGATCTGTGCCTGCGGGCTGCGAAGCGCCTGCACAACCTCCGGCCCGCGCCCTTCTACCGCTTCAAGATAGGTCGCGTAACGCGGAGCCATCGCATTGCGTGCAAACTCATAACCATAGCCAGTCGCAGCAAACGGCGCTTGAATAGCGCCTGCCAAAGCATTAGCTGGCGACGTTACTTCTGACAGCGCCCGCAAACCGGGACGTTTCAGCATACCGCCTGCACCGCCGGCGACGGTTGATATGTCCGCCAGCACGCCGACCGGATCAGTGCGCAGCGTTTCGAGCGCCGCCTGCGGAGAACCGTAGCGTTCGGCCGCGTACCCACCGATGGCTTTAGCGGTCTGAACAGGACTAAGCGCCGCTGAGCCTAACGCCTTAGCCGTTTCAACAGGATTCGTCGCGGCTTCGTAAACGCCTTGCGCGAATTTAAGAGAGCTTTCCGGCACGTTGCCGATCATAGATTCAACATAGCCAAGCGCTTCTTGCGGAAGACTTGTGACAGCGCGTTGGCCCGGTATGCCTTCGCCATCGGCCAGGCCAAAATGCGCCGCTATCTCCGCGTCTGAATATCCGGCTTTGCGCGCCTCTTCGGCGGCCGGCTGCGAAAACAGAAAGCGCCGGATCTCATCGTCCGAATACCCGGCTTTTCTGGCGGTTTCAATCTTGGCTTGAATCGCGGCCATTATTTGAAGATCTCATTAAGAGAAGGACGATTACCCGGCGCGCCCGTCGCAGGCTGGCCAGTATTAGCATACTTCATCAGGATCTGTTTAGCGCTATTCCATGACGCCAATCGCTGATTAGCCGGAATAGATGGATCGTCCAGATTGCCGACTGTGCTTTCGATAAACGCGCGGTCTTCGTTCGAGATACCTGCGCCAAGTTTACCATTCATCTTTTTAAGGATAATGTCTTTGACGATGGGTTTAATCTGACCAATCGCTTCCATACCCGGCGTCGCGCCGCCAAAGAACCCGCGCACGCTTGCCGCGCCGGCCTGAAGACCACCGCTCGTAGACTTTTTAATAAGATCGGTAATCTTATCTTCGCCAGTCTGAGCGTTAAAACCAACAGCGTCCAGCGCTTCGGTAGCAAACCGTTTATTGTTGTACGCGGCGCTACCGACAGGCGCTTCGGCAGTCGGGCGAATCTCTGACGGAATCAGTGCGCCACGCGCTGTCGGCGCAGCCTCGCTTCCGACATTGACGCGGGTGTCCATTTTGCCGCCCGGCGGGGCCATAATAGGCGGATTAGGCGTAATAAGCTCAGCCTGTCCCGTACGCGGGTCTGTGCGCGTGACAAGTCCGGTGTCCGGGGGCCCAGCCATAAAGCCGTAGTTTTTCGGCTCTGCGCCTTCCGTGCCTTTGACCGGAATAGCGCCGGCTTGCGGTGACTTTTTCGGTATGGCCACGATGCGCGTTGCGCCGCTAGGGTCTTTCACCTCACGGTATTCATAGTCAGACGCCGATTTAAGCTGTTCGCGCGTCGACGCAGCATTGCTTACAAAACCGGCGAGCGCTTCAGCATCGTATTCAGGGCTAAGCATATTCTCAAATTCGGGGTGCTGTTTGACAGCCATCGCCCGAAACTCAGGATACCCACGCCCGTTATTGTTAAATACTTTAGCTCCAAAATTCTCCAGCTTTTCCAGTGCTTTAGCATCACGGTCAAGCGCTTCTTTGTTAATCTCGAACTCTAACTTACGACCGGCAAGTTCTTCGCGCTGCGCTTCTGCGCCAAGTTTTTGCTTCTCAAGACCAAGTTTTTCAGCCTCTAAACGACCGCGCGGAAGTTTAAGTTCTTCAAACTCACGTTGGCGCAATGCCTGCTCATTCCGAATATTCTCAGCGCTGGCCGCAGACTGTTCAGCAAGGCGGCGTTCGCGTTCAGCTTCTAACTGGCTTTTAGGCAGATCAATCTCGCCGTATCGACGCTCACGTAAAGCTTGTTCCGCCCGGATATTTGCGGTGCTGGCGGCGGCCTGTTCGGCCATGCGCTGCTCGCGTTGTCCCGCCAACTGCGATGCATAAATCTGTCGAGCGAATTCAGGGTCTTGCGCCCAAATTTGATTAATGACGCGTGGGTCATTCATATTCAGGCCGCCCGCCATGCCGCGAATAGCTTGCTGCGCCTGCAATTCTTGCTGCAATTTTTGCATTTGCATCTGCGCAAGCGCGTTCTGTTGCTGGCGATAGCCAAGCATTTGATACTGCGCAAGCATATTCATCGGATCTTGGCCGCCGCCGAGCTGCGGAACTTGCGAAGCTATGTCATAACGGACGGGCATAGATCAGACCTCAATAAGCAGGCTGCGGGCCATACGCACCAAAACCTTGCTGCGTGGCAGCGGTTTGCGGCGCAAAACGATTCATCATGCTATACGCCATGTAGTTCTGCATAGGCGATTGGAGCGCCTGAGACAACGCGGTCGCGCCGCCCATGTAGCCAGACGCGCGCGCCTGACCGATATTTTCAGCCGCTTGACCGTATGGGTTCATTAGCATTGTATTAGCAATATTCTGGCCCGTGCCACTGTAAAGATTAGCCGCTTGCCCGGCCAACTGACCTTTTCCAGATGCTGCGCTAAGACCCGTGCCAACGCCGCCCTGAAGCATATTAATGACATTGGCGCGGTTGGCCATAAATCGGTTATAGGCGTTTCCGTATTCCTGCGAAGCTAGACCTTGAGAATAGTCCGCGATGCCTTTTAGCGCGCCACCCGACATAAGACCGCCGCGCGCCGACGCAGACCGATCAAGCGCCTTCATGCCCTGCTGCATACGGAACGCATACCCAGGGTCCATTTCAAGCTCAGCCGCAGTGGGCTGACGCATTAACGAACCGGAATCCGCGCCAGGGCGAAGACCCATTAAAGTGGCGTAGCGATTTGTAGCTTCAGACCCAAACTGAGTATATGGGTCATACGCCAAGCTGCCTTTTTCAAGCGCCGCCGCCCCTTGGCGCTGTGCTTCCTGTTGTGCTTGAATGGCCTGCTGCTGAGCAATTAAGCCATAAAGCCCTGATGTCTGCGCGGCCTGCTGTTGTGCACCTGCGGCGCGCTGCGAGCCAAGAAAGCCTAAGCCGCCACTAGCGACAGACGCCGCTGAGCTACCTAGAAGAGCTAATGTAAAGGGGTCCATTATTTGCCTCCAGAGGCATTATATCAGGTTACGAGGCGACCGCTAGCCCGTATGGTTATAGAGCTGGCGGCGCTGGCAATCGTCGAAATGAAACTGCCGCTAGACAAAGCGTGACCGACTATTTCAGGGAATGTATACGCTTCGGATGGCTGAAGCGTTCGTTGTTTTGTCACTAAATTGGAATTGCCGGCAGCGCCGCCAAACACCACTAAGTTCACGCTGATTGTCGCCGCCGTCAAACTGTAATTAACGGCAGTAAACTTATCTATAATAGTCGTGACGTTTGTAGACGTGTATTGCGTCGTTTGCGTTGATTCGGCCGTCTTAGACGGTATTAGGACCGCAACGGAGACAGTCATTATTTACCCTCCAAAGCGGCCACGCGCCGGCGCAGGTCTTGAATTTCAGCAACCATGTTTGCGATCAATTCCGACGAGCTATAAAATGCCGCTTGATAGATAGGATCACCATTTTCATCAACAGCATCTTTTTGCCCCGTGACTGAAGATTTAGATACGGCACCTAGCTCATGCGCAATAAATCCCGCACCGTCTTCGCCGTTTACTTTCCATTTCCACTGGCGAGGCTTCAAGGCATCTATAAATGAACCAGAACCAACTAAATTTTCGATCTTATCTTTTAATCTATAGTCGGACGTTAGGTTATATGCAGTACCTGTTGTGGTTACGGATATTGAGCCAACTTGCGTTGTATTTCTATAAAACGTCTGAATATCTCCGTCGCTTCCGCGACGCCGTAGACCCAGAGATGGATTGTTATTGTTTGATACGGCAAGAATTGGATTGGTTAACGGGGCAAACGTAGCGCCATCTGTTGTGCCAGACGTTAACACAACTTCGGCGGCGGATGCCATATAAGTTTTACCCGAACTATAACTTCCATCGCCGTTACAGTAAAAATATCCTTTACTAGTGAATAGATCATTCTGCGTTTTGAACCGCGTCACATAAGTTTGCGTATTAAAGTCGATAGACTGAATTTCCAGAGTATTGGCGGTATAAACATCCGGCGCATAATTTATAGCTTCCGAATTAGACCCGACGATTATTCCGCCAGCGTTAGCCACACCGGCTGAATCGCCGGGGATAGATGAGTAAGAGAATGATTGAGGCGTAACAATAACGCCGCCAAAATGAGACAGATACCGGCGACCCGTCGCGCTTCCCGATATAGTAGGCGCGCACCAAGCAACTGTTCCT